CCCCCTTGGTCTTAGACTAACTGGATCAATAGATCGATCCAATTAGAAGACCGGTGGGAACGCTTAGCAGCGTCCCACCCGTTGGAGAATCCTTCTGGGATTCTCCCTCGCTTGACTATGTATCTAGGATTATCAGTCCTAGGTGCATAGAGAACGTCAAGCTTCCGTCCAGGAAAGATGTATCCACCTGAGGCGAGTGACATCATAAAAAAGTCATCTTGTAACTTTTTAGTGTATGTCACCACCTTAAGGTATTTATATCGCCTGGGACCAGAAGAAGCTAATAACCCTTGATCAGGGTTAAGCCACTCTGGTACGACAAAGGGCCTCGAGTCAGGTAGCAAACTAAACAGATATCTAAGAGATCTGATGAACGCAAGTTCATGCGTCCCACAGTAATCAAGAATCTGGTTTATAGCTACGTAGACTTCAGAGTTAGTCGTGAGCTGCTTTACATAAAACGGCGTAATATTTCCGCCGAGATAGTAATCGCCGCCACAACTTTCCCTGAAAGGCCCATCACTGAAGGATTTATCGTGGTTAATGATAAAACCGGCACTCTCTAGAACTAAACATAGATCTTTGTACTCGGAGGACGGTACAATAATATCGTCTCCGAATACAGCGGTCTTGTGCCACTCAATCCATAGTGTACGTTTTTGCCTTTTTGAGGCGCAACGCATACCGTAGATTAGCGACAGCAGAATAAGAGTCATCATAGGGAATGTGTAACCGTTCCCCATAGTTGAGATCATATTCAGCTTTAGTTCCTCCCCAGATGGCAGAACAGTACATGGGCTGCGAAGCCGCATGAAGAGTTCGAACCAGGAACGAGGAAAGAGTAAACGCACTAAATCTGGCTTAATAACATCCGAAGCAGACTTCAAATCAATAGTAGCTAAGCTATTATCGGTTGAAGCCTTTTTCGCAAGCTGATTGTTCTTAGCAGCTTGGTTAGTAATGTCCAGACCTATTCGTCGCAGAATTCCTTCGATATATGTGCCTACAGCAAGCTGCATGCACATGTTACCGGAAGGTTCAACAGCGATCGTGCGTTCAGTGAGTTCGTTTTTCGGAACAGTAGTCATCTTAGAGCCCTTCACCTCGCGTATACCAGCATTATGAGAAAGATCTTTCAATCTCATGTATGGCTGTAAAAAACGCAGGCGTCGTACGAAAGACTCAGCTAATACAGTAACTGTCATCGGCTCATAGATCTTCTCGGCACAATGGGTACCCTTAACTTCAAAAGAAGCGCCGGGCCCAAAATACCAGAGATCGTAGAGATGCTGAAAGTTAAGAACTTCTTGAGGATAACTTCCATCTAATGCAGAGTTGTAGCCTTCGATCGAAACTTGTATAAAGTAACGAGCGTTGGATAGGACTTCTGGATCGATAGAAATTACCGTATCCTTAACAATAGCGTTCAAAGACACGAAGTCCTTGATTGCTTTTTTGCTAAGGTCGGAGTTCCCTAAGCGTGCTTTCTTTTTTAACCTATCTTCAAGCCTCATAAGGGCTTGTCGAGAAGTTTGGCAGGCAGGCACGGAATGCTGTATATCTGATGACAATGCTTGAAAGAGACCATCAAGTCTACTAGCAGCAAGCTTTTTCTTCATTGGATATCTCCAAAAGAAT